ATCTGTCACATATCGCGTGATACACTGCCTTGTCCTGATCGTCCATCTCGGACGGGGATACCATCGCATAACTCGACCAGAGACGCTCTGAAAGCGATTTTGCTTCCATTTTGAGGCGCATCTGATAGAGTCTTAGCTCACTCAAGCTGTTGCGAACTTCATTTTGTTGTGCTAACATTGTTTTAGATAATTTTTGTAACGAACCTACGTTTGACGCGTAGGTTATTTTTTAACTTCCATCTGACTTTCGATCTTCAATTCTGCAACTACGTCTGGGTGTGCGATCACAATTGCAATTGCTTTCGTGTTTTTAATACACCAGATCAGTCCGATAGCTGCTAAGGTTGCGATTGATCCGATCAATGCACATTTAATGCTTTGAAAGACGCGTGCAATCTTTTGCTTGGTTGTTTCACGGTAAAGTGAATTGGTTGAGGGTCCGGTAGTGACCATTAGTTATGTGACACCCCCTTTTCTTCGGTGAGATAATTGTTGTAGTCTTGAATCCAGTTGTAGATGGTCTGATAGGAGACACCCAATATCTCGGCCATGTCACGGACATTAGCGAGTGGATGCTTTTTGGATAGAGCAAGAAGAAGCTTGCCTACTATTTCGCCACGTTTGGCGCCAATTGCGCGCTCAAGTGCGACGATATGTTGTTTTGTGTCAATGCTGGTGGTATAATCGGCCATATTGGATCGTCCTAGCAAGACAATCCACAAAAAAAGCTCGCACTTCTGCGAGCAAAGCCTCGGTTGTGATCCCAACGGGAGTCGAACCGGAGTTTTGCTGCGAGATGCAGTTTTCTGAGTGGGTCTTGTAAGGTACTGATGTAATAGTACATCGGTTTTCTAATGATGTCAAGGGGTATTTGTAGTGGCATTGACACTGTACGTTTTGGAGCGTACTATCAACGCTTTCCCTGTCAGCATTATGAAAATAATAGTTGATGCGATCCAAAAGATAGTCATGGGACTCCCAATAGTCTGGGATCAGTTTCGTGCGTATCTTACCTACCGGGCAGGTAGAACACCTGTGCGAGAACGCGTGTATGAGAGAATCTTCAATACGATCCTCAGGCACTTTCGTAACAAAATCTTCGATTTGCCTGGTGTCTATGTGTTTTTGGATGACTGTAGGGAGCATGGCAACAAGCCAGCTACCATAAATAACTACATCAAGTTTATTAAACATATTGGTAGATGTTCAAAACTTGATTTTGTTGAAGAACTACGCTATCTACAAGAACAGGAAGTATCGCGTGAGTGGCTCACGCCGGACGAGCAAAGACTTATTATTACCACCACTCCACCTCGATCTCAGGTGCGAGATAACATAAATGAGCGATACACAATCGCCATCATTACCTTACTCGCTACAGGTTTGAGACGTGAGGAACTCTGCAATCTTAAATGGTCTGATCTCCGAAATGGATCGCTTATCATAAGAACCACAAAGAACAGTGCGGCTAAGACCTCTCCCCTATTCCCTACCCTAGAAAAGAAGATACTGTCACTTAATCGAGGTCAAACATACATATTCGGGTCACACGGGGAGTGTAAGATGTTCGGCCACAAGCTAAACCAGGAGATACGCGAGCGCTGTAAGATCGCTAAGATAGATAAAGACATATCAGCTCACTGTCTACGCTACACAGCAGCCAAAGAAGCTGCTAAGCGTGGGTCTAATCTCGCATTCATTCAGAAGTTTCTGGGTCATAAATCGGCTAATACGACCTCAAAATACATCCAAGCGGACGAGGACGATGTGCGGTCAGTAGCGGGACGATTGAGCGTCAATGCAGATGCACATGATATGGACTACGCACGCGAAAGGATTAAAGCGCTACAAGACGAGCTTATGTTGAGCGGATTCTATGTCCAAGTACACAGTACAGACGATACTGTATCTTTCAGCGTCAATCGATAGCTATTGCATTTAATCGCTATCTCGTTTATAAAGTACTTACCAGACGTCCCCCACGTCACTACAAGCGGTCATGATATGACCAGCTCAGTTACTTTCTTCGCTGATAAGAAACACTTTCGAACTAGAGCGTCAGATAACGCTAATCTTCTTACATTTGAAACAGGAGAGTATCAAAAAGAGCAGGTACTCGAAGTGGTCAAGCTCCCAGACGATTGCATGTACAAAGTTACTGTTGAAGTGTCAGATGGAAAGGAGAGCGAATGAGGCTATCTGATTTGCCTCGAAAGATCAAGGCTCCACCTTCGGATAGAGCTTTAATCAGCATGTATACCAAGGTCGATTCCTTGGTAAGAGAGTACGAACTATCAGCGCATTTCTATCCAGGAACAATCAGAGCTGAATACGTTTATCAAAATAGAAAGACAAAAGATGTCATTGTCTTAGAGGATGAGCATGATTGTTGGCAGAACAGCGAGGAAGTTTTGGCAGGAAGACTTTTTAACAAAATACAAAAATATATTTAGATGATTATTCTCTACCCCTACAAAATCCCCTGTTCGTTTTGCGGTCAGGATGCGGTCTATTGTGGAGTTATAAAACTTTGCGCCACATGCTTTAGAAAGATCGTCAGAAGGAGGAGAAAATGAGCGATCTTGTAGCTCCAAATCCGCAACCACTTGCGACAGAAAAGATTGATTGGTCAAAAGATCAGGTAGCTCGAATGTGGATTGAAGCATCACTACGCCTCAGAACGGTAGAGCGACCAGAAATTATGCGGGAGGTTGCTGACGCGATGGGGAAGAAGCCAGCAGCGATTAAGGCATGGTTTTATCGTCATCTCGCACCTAACAACTTTGAGCAGTATTGGATGGATCGGTACCAGGCCCATTACAGAATGAGATTGGGTCCAAAGACATATGCGCGCATGAATGATCTTGTTGATAAGGAAAGGGACCTAGACAAGCTCGTCAATGTACTTGACCACATTGAAGGGAAACAAGAAGGACCAACAGTCCAGATCAATCAGTTTATAAAGACAGAAAAGGAGCAGTATGGCATTTGATCCAAAGACTGTCATCAGGTCATGTGGTAATTGCCATAACCCTATCCCTCGAAATGGCGCATGTTGGGCCCATTACAAGCGCAGGGTGTATTGTTCAACAAAATGTCAAAAGCATAATCTAAAGAAAAATACTTGGTCATATTTTGGACGAAAAGGGTATGAGGATGTTGGACCATATTCAATCACATGATTTATTCAAAATACCAGCGCTTTATTGAGGAGCGTCTATCAATCATCAACAAGTCAGGACAGGATGTGGCTTTTATGTTAAATGAGCCACAGAAAGCATTTATCACTAGAGCAACAGGCAAAGACATAATTCTGAAAGCTCGACAACAGGGATTCTCATCTCTAGTTGGTGCCATATTCCTCGCAGACTTTCTTCTGGATGAAAACTCGGTATCAATCGTGTTAGCTGACAATAGTGATAACGCTACAGGGCTTCTGGAAAAGGTAAAGTACTACCTTAAATCATACGAGGATAAGACAAAGATCAAAATCCCACTCAAGTACAACAGTAAGTATGAGCTGGTGAATGAGGCAATTAACACGCGGTATCAGATCGGTACCGCAGAGAATACAGAGTTTGGACGATCCAAGACGATCAAGAACCTTCACATGTCAGAGGCGGCATTTTATCCACATCTCAGAAAGATGATGGCCTCAGCACTTCAAGCGGTCAGGCCTGATGGACGAGTGGTCATAGAGACTACAGCTAATGGATTTAACGAGTTTAAGGACTTCTGGAACGAAAGCGAACGTGAAGAGACCGGATTTAACCCCCTCTTTTTTAAAGCGAGTGAGTTTTATGAGGCTGCATTCCTCGCACAAAAGAAAAAAGAGCTCGGAAACCTATATACACAGGAGTACCCTGAAACTCCACAAGAGGCATTTCTAGCGTCAGGTGATCTCTTTTTCAGTCGTGAAGCACTTACCTATTATCTTTCACTCCTATGATGAAGTTTTGTCGTGTGTGTGGTATCCGTATAGATAAACCGCTCAAATCGGGCCTTCCTTCTAAGGCTAAGTACAAGAATCAGAAAACGTGCAGTCCTAAATGCAGGTATACATACCTGAAAACAAACAAGATCGGATTCTTTAATCATTTACAGTTCAGCCATGCTCAATAAGTACAGAGAGCTACAGACAGGAGAGTTTATTGTTGTTGGTGGTGATACTGCATCGTCTGGTCAAGACTACACAGCCATACAGTTTGTATCTAAAACAAAACTTGATGTACCTTGGGTGTTTCATGTGCGAGAGTCAACTTCTACCGTATTACCGCCACTGGTTGAGGCGTTGGGTAAGATATTCGACATAACTGGCGTTAAACCAATGATTGCGCTTGAGCGACAAAACGGAGGGACATTTATCCTCGATCGGCTTGCAGCCCTCAACTACTTTGGAAAGTTTGATATATACAAGATGCACAATGTGGGCGAAGGTGACAGCGACCCTACAGATCGGATTGGATGGGATACAAACACAGCAACACGAGGTCCCATGCTTGCAGATCTCAAAAATGCTATAGACAGTAGGTCTTTGCGGATCTATCACAAGGAAACAGTCAATGAGCTCTTTTCTTTCATCATCAAAAACGGTAAGCCACAAGCAGAGTCCAATTCTCATGACGATTTGATTATGTCTCTGGCTATAGCATGGCAGCTCTATCAGAGGTGTAGTCCCGAAGTTTCATCGTTTGATTCTTCATACATTACTTATCAAAACAAATCACATGCAGATCAGTGGAGAATATAGCATCACCACCGTCAAGATTGAGAAAAAGAAAATATCATACAAAGGGATGACGGGCTTTTGGACGAAATGGGGAGGAGCGAGAGAGTCTGCATTTGGATCACAGCATGAGGTATTGCCCGATGTGTGGGTATGTCAATCATGCTCTAAAGATCAACCACTTGCTTTGGGTGCGTCTAAATACAACCTTGAAGGGGTGGGCTGGTTAAACGTGTGCGCAATGTGCAAACACAATGGGTGTCGAGAACTTTTGAAGCGTAGACGTTGCGAACCCTAATCTTCATCCGATAGGTTGACTTTATATGGCAAAACTAACTCCTGATGAAGTAGTGACACGACTTTCCTATCACTACTCGCTTGGAACCAACGAGATTGATACACGCATGACGCGCAAAAATGGATTCAATGACATTATTGATGCGTATATGGGTAGGCTTCCTTCAAATTGGCCCTATCTATCTGTGGTTACTGATCCTCGTATTCGCACAGTGATACTTGAGAAAACTGCACGATTACTCAATGCCAAGCTCCGTGGTCGTCTCGTACCTCGTGAGGGTGGCGACATTGTCAAGGCCAGAATCAACAATGCGCTCCTTGATTTTCAATGGGACAACGCTACCACGGGTGGATCCATGATCGAAAAAGTAGCAGCTCTCGATCAAACATGTCGTCTTTTTGGCGCAGCTTTTGCTCTGACATATTGGGATACCGAACGATCAACAAACGAAATGAAGGTTATGGATCAGCGCGATATATGGTGGGATGGATCAGCTACGCATCCTATGAACGCAGAATGGTGTCAGATTCGTGAATGGGCGAACGTAGAACAGCTCGAAGATAGGGGCTATGACGTTTCTAAAATCAAGACAGCTATCAAAAAGGGTGACTTGGATTCACAAAAACAAGATTCAGTACGAGTATCTAAAGTAAAGATGAATAAGAGTGTGGAAAATAGAGTAGGAGAAATTGATGATCCCGATGATCCAGTCTTTGAAGTGGTAACGGAATGGGCTCGAGACTACAAGCGAGTATTTATTCCTAAAATATCATTACTTCTTGAGGATTCAGAAAATCCATTTAAGCACGGGAAGATCCCCGTATCAATGCTCAGATACTACCCACTTGGTGATGATATATATGGAGAATCAGAAGTAGAGAGCGTCCTACCAATCCAAAGAGCGCTTAATGCTTTCTTGTGTGCAACCATTGATGAGGTAAACATATCAATGCGTCCTCCTCTTAAAATTGCGTCAACAGGCGTAAGAATTGATACGATAGTGTATGGTCCTTCTGCAAAGTGGATCATGCAAAATCCAAATCTTGTACAAGAGATGGCATTCAGTGGTCAGGCCCTATCAAACTTCCAGGTTGTCTATCCGTCACTTCTTTCAGCATTTAATACCGCAATGGGTGATTCATCGCTTGGCGTTTCCAATGGTGGAACCGGACGATATGACACTAAAACCGCAACAGAAGTGGCCTCACTTGAAAAGCAACAGAATAACAGAGATCAGTACAATCAACTATATCTGACCGAGTTTTTGAAGGATGTAATGATGATGTGGCTAGCAAATAACAAGCAATTCTTATTTGATGATAAATCTAAAGAGTGGCAAGTTGTAAAGATCCTTGGCAAAGACAATGTTGGCTACTACAAGCAAATGTTGCTTGACCAACAGGATATACCAGACTATGCAATGAAGCAGATAGCTCAAACTCTGCTCGATGCAGGTAGCCAGGTTAGCGATGCCCAGCTCAGGTCAATCGTGGCAGATGTTTCTGTACCTGTACATCCAATCATTATGAATCCAAAAGAGAAAGATCCCGCAAAGTTTGAGATCAAGTCAAAACTATCAGTATCAGATCAAGGTGATGAAGCAGACCTATACATGACCAGAGCAGATATGGATGGAGAGTTTGACTATATCCCAGATGTTTCATCAATGGCGGCTGGTGCATCACTTATGCAGAAGGCTGCACGTGAGAAGGCGATGCAGCTTGCATTCGATCCAAATACGGTTGCAATGCTCAAGGAGCAAGGTTATAAAATGCCTATCAAAGAATTATTAGTTTCAACGCTCGAAGATGCAGGCTTTAGAGACGCTGAATCCCAATTTGAGAAGTATGATACAACCGCCCAACCACAACCAACCACCGGAGCTGTCCCCCCAGGACAGGGAACTACTGGAGCAAGCCAACCTTTTGTTGGATCTACAAACCCACAAGGGATGGGCGCTGGTATTAGCAATGCTGTCACGCCTCAGTTCTAAAGATTACCCGACAATTGATACGAGTAGTCCAAAGGGACTTGTTGATGTGACCTTTGAGAAGATGATGCCTGCATATATCTTTTCTGTAGGTAAAACAAAGCTACTCGAAGAATTGCTTTTTGAAATGGCTCAACAACAAGCGGTTATCGATAATATTAAGCAGAAATTATCTACTAAACATGACCCAGCAGTTTGACCCAACCCCAGAAGTACAGGACAAGCCAAAGGTAGAGCTTCCTCTATCGTGGCATGAAGATAACATAAAACGATTTGGAGCAGAGACCTTTACTACCTCCGCGCCTCCACGATGTCAACATGAGTACTACAGACCAAATCCCAACGAGTTTAGATGCAGAAAATGTACCGCCGGATGGGTCGATAATGGTCGTATTCCGCTTCCTCCCTCTGCTACTTGATAACCCCCCGCCCTATCCCATAGGTTAGCACTAGATCACAGGTGATGCTCGCCTGATACAAATTGAGCAACAAACTTTTTCATATGGACCAGGATCAGTCCAAGGGCACAACAACAGAGGAAACTCTGATTAAATCGGCTGAAGTTCAACAGCCAGTACCAATGCCTAGTACAGAACAAACATCAGACAGTACTCCGGTAGCTGACACAGCGCCAGAGGAAGAGTTGAGTTTACCTGAAAACGCGTCCGAGAGAACGCGCGAACAGTTCGAGAAACTCAAAGCCAAATTGAGGGAAAAGGAAGAAGCTCTCAAAGCCAAGGAAGTGGTAACACCTCCAAAAGCCCCAGAGCCCGAGCCAGTGTCTCAATACGGAGAAAGTGTGTATTCGGCGTTTCGCCCAAGAGTGCCAGAGATAGCTCCGGTACCACAGGTTGATCCACGTCAATTCACCAATCTCAGTCCTCAACAGGTAGATACGATTCAACGATCTTTTGTCGATGACCAAGGAAACGTTGACGTTGCAGGTCTGAACCGAACGCTCCAAGAAGCGCAACAAAGAGCGATACAGGCTGAACAGTTTGCTCAAAAGGCAGTCCAATCAGTCGAAGCAAAGGTTAATGAGCGCTTTTCTCAAATGGAGGAGATGCGTGAAGTCCAAGAGGCTCACCAATCCCATCCAGAGCTTGATCCGAAAAACAGGGAGAAGTTCAATCCCCAGCTTTTCGAGCTTGTTAGAGATCGCATCTTACGCAATATGTACGAGGGCAAAAAACAGCCTCTTGCACAAGTTGCCGCGGAGATGAAGAAATTCGTTGTTGATAAGCCGAAGGAAACTCCACAAGAGACACCAGAGGACCCAGCAAAGAAGCAAGCTATAAAGAATCAAGCGCCTCTATCTGTAGGGAAAGCAGGTCAAAGGATTTCAGGGGCAGAACTCGATGATTTAAGACGTCGAACCCGAGAAGGAGACGGAGACGCACTAGGCGAAAGACTGAAGCGTCTTGGTATTTAACATTTAACATTTTTTATTATGGCCCTTTATACATACGATGATTCAAGTCGTCGTGAAGATCTGCTTGGCGTCATTCGTGACGTATCACCAGCAGCTTCAAACTACTTGGTCACAAAACTAGGTAAAAGCACTGCGTATAACACAGTCCACGAATGGCCTGTCCGAAACATTTCACGATACACTTCTGACCAGTCTGTTGCTGAGGGAAACCCAGCAGCCGAACCAGTTGGATCAGCTCCTACCCGAAGCAATAACTTTACTGCTATTGTTCAATTGGGTGTGAAGGTATCTGGTACTGAGCAGGCTATTCGCCGCGCAGTCAATGGTAGCGCTCTTGACGATGAGAAGAAAGTCAAACTCATCCAAATGAAAGCTGCTATGGAATGGATTTTGATTAACGGTGCGAAAGCTTCTGGAGCATCCGGAACCGCTAGAACAACCGCAGGACTTGTTGGAGTTATTTCCACCAATCTTACTGCTCGTCTTTCTGGTACTTCGATGTCTACCACAGAGCTTGAAGATATTTTGCAAAACTCTTGGGATGCAGTCGGTGATGGCTTTGTAGCTGACACCATACTCTGTCCTATGGGTATCAAGCGAAAGATCGCAGGATTTACGACCGGAGTCACTCGTTATACCAATGAGAAAGACCTGATCGTGAATAACGTTGCTATCTATGAGTCTTCATCGGGTGTTGTCAAGATCGTCCCACATAAGGACGTCCGCAATGCTGGTGGATCAACTCACGTGATTGCAATCCGTGAAGAGTTCTTTAAGATGGCCTTCCTACAAGGACGAGAGCCAGCTTATAACGAGCTCGCAACAACTGGAGACTTTACATTCGGTCAATATGTGACTGAAATGTGTCTCGAGTCACAGGCTGAAAGAGCCAGCGTGGTCCGCACGGGCTATGCTCTGCTTGGTTAATATCCAATCAGTGGATTTCCCCCCTTCACCGGGGGGATTTTTTTGTATCTTGACAATGAAATATCTTCCGATAGGTTGCCCTATAGATGGATACTACACTCGATCCAGCTCTTGATTACGTACCTTACGAGAAGGAGTTAGTTGGATTTGTGGACGCTGCAGTTGCAATGGCAAGCGCACTCAAGACAAACAAGACAATACAGTCAGAAAATGATTGGAAAGTAGCCGAGTTTCTATACAAAGGCTGGAAAACACTCTACACAGAACACGCAAACGAGTTTGAAAAGCACATGAGTATTATCCGTGCTATTTCAGTTCAAAACGGTGTATCAAAAGAAAAGGGAGGGGCTCAGATTCAAGCACAGATGGAAGTCCCTCAAAAACTCTACCAGATGTTGTCCGCATTTTTTCCCTACCAGATATGGGATAAGAAGTTTGTAAGGGAGTTTTCCAAAAGATTTCCTCAATTAAAGAGTTCAAATGCAAAGTTATGAAAATACTGCTCACTGCTATATTCAAAGACGACACAGAGATAGAAATGGCCGAACGGATGCTTTCATCATTCATGCCGCAAGTTGACGGACTGTGTGCAGCAATAACTGGAACAGGTGAACATAAACTACTTGAAAAACTCCTTACAGAATACAAAGCAACGTATGTAGTAACTACCCCGGAGTCACACCCTCAAATCTATCATGAAGGCAAGTTTGCTAACTTCGCTGCTGCACGAAATGTGACTTTTGATCTTGCCGATAAACAGGAAGGGTACGACTGGTATCTATGGGCTGATGTAGACGACATTTTAACTACACAGAATGAGCTTAGAGCTGTCGCAAAAGAAGCGTTGAAAATGAAGATGGATACGGTATTTTTCACCTATTGGTACTCAGTAGCATTGGATGAAAAGAATGAGTTTAACGAGTCTAGTGTAGTTATTGACCACCTACGAGAAAGACTACTCAGACCAAAGGTATTCAAATGGGTATCGAGACTGCACGAGGTAGCAGTGCCAAAGGATGATGCGTACAAACCTACTCATACGCTATATGAGTTTGATCGAAAGAAAGGTCAAACACTTGCTTGGGCGCATCTCACGACACAAGACAGACAGCTTGATACGGGTGAGCGAAATGCCATGATATTGAAACTACAGATAGAAGATGAGAAGGGCAAAGACCCACGGACACTCTTTTATCTTGCAAAAACATACTTTGACATGAATGATCCGAAGAAACACCCCGAAATACATGAATTGATTGATAAATATCTGGTTATGTCAGGTTGGTCAGAAGAGCGAGCTAATGCGCTAGAATACAAGGCAGATACATATATAAAGGACGAGAAGTACCAGGATGCAGTTGATTGTATGCTCAAAGCGCTCGATCAGTATCCAAATCACATCTCTGTAGTCCTCAAGCTATCCAAAACATATAGCCTGATGAATGAGCATGACAAAGCAAAGCATTGGCTGAATGTTGCATTAAGAATGGATGCGCCAAAGACACGCACTACGATAGGCAATCCCGCTTCTATTAAGTACCTTGCAGCAATACTTAAGTACAACGAATGTATTAGAGAACAAAAGCTCAGAGATGCTATCTATTGGCTCAAGGTAAAAAATAGCATTGTCAAATCCGAAGATGACGGGATGAT